AAGATAAATTCAATAATTACATTAAGGCTGTCGAGTCAGGTGAATGGATAGCGGGTAAATGGCAGCAATTAGCTGTCAAACGCCACCTAAAAGACCTGAAAAGAAAGGATTTAGTTTTTGATATTGATGAAGGCGAAAGGTGGTGTAAGTTCTTTAACGTGTTAAAACTATCAATCGGAGAAAAGGCGGGCGAAAGATTTGTTTTAGAAGATTGGCAAACATTCCTTATCATGTCAATTTATGGATGGCAAAAAGAAAATAGGCGAAGATTTAGAAACGTCTATATTGAAATTGCCCGCAAGAATGGCAAGAGTACATTAGTCAGTGGCATGGCTTTAGGTGCATTACTTATCGACAAAGAATCAGCACCTCAAGTCTATTCAGCTGCAACTAAGTCAGACCAAGCACGAATAATCTTTGAAGAATGTGGGCGAATGGTTCGAGGCAACAAAGTACTGAGTGAAAAGCTAAATGTGTTTAGGGATTCGATTGTTTGCAAAAGTAATTCAGGCTCATTCAAACCACTTGCAAGTGATTCTAAAACATTAGACGGCCTTAATGTTCACTTCGCAGCTATTGATGAGATTCATGCACATAAGACAGCGGAGGTTATTGAGTTATTAGATACTGCAAAGGGAGCAAGGAAACAACCTTTAATAGTTGAGATAACAACAGCAGGAAGTAATAAGAATACAATCTGCTATAAACACCATGAATACACTAAAAAGATTTTAGAAGGTACACTGAAAAATGATGCGTGGTTCGGAGTTGTATATTCAATTGATGAAAAAGACGATTGGAAAGATTCAAGTTGTTGGATAAAAGCGAACCCAAATTTAGGAATAAGTTTCCAGCCTGACGAACTTCAAAAACAATTTGAAAAGGCGGTACAACTGCCAATTTTCATGAACTCTTTTCAAAGGTTACACATGAACAAGTGGACAGGAAGTATTACAAGGTGGATAAGTGATGAACTATGGATTTCAGCAAAAGAAGATTATAATGAAGATGACTTGAGAGGATTAGAATGTGTGGCAGGGTGTGACCTTGCAAGTGTTGGTGATACAAATTCTATTTCAGTTGTATTCAGATGTGAAGATAATAAGATTAGAACATTGAATTACTTCTTTATACCAGAAGAAACTAAAAATAAAAAGTATGAATTAGACTCAATAGACTTTCCTGAATGGGTAAGGAATGGCGATGTATTACAATTCCATACAAGGTCAAGAGATGAAGAGATGATAATAATGAAGTTTCAGGAAATTAGCCAAAAGTTTAAGTTAAAAATGATTGTATTTGACAGGTGGCAAAGTGAGACAATTGTTAGTAAATTAGAATCAGTTGGGGTGGAGTGCATGGGCTTTGGTCAGGGTTATAAAGATATGGATTTTCCTACAAAAAAGCTTGAAGAACTATTAATAAATGAAGAACTTAAACACAATGGAAACGCTTGTATGAGATGGCAGGTAAGTAATATCATGATAAGTCGTGACCCTGCTGATAATATCAAGATTGACAAATCTAAGTCAAGCGAAAAGGTTGATGGTCCTGTATCTTTGGTCATGGCATTGGGTGGATTACTTAATAGCGAAATGCAGCCAACAAGTATTAATTATGCTTATTAACAAATTAAATTATGATAACAACATCAAGGTATTTTGCAAGATTTATTGAACTACTTAAGGAACACAAAGATAAAACGCATTATCAAATCTATGAACTTTTAGAAATTGAAGTAAAAGATAGGTACGGCCGTAATAAATTCAGCAGTTACGGCTCTTTTAGGTTTGCAAAAAGTCAATTTTATAGTGAAAATCGGGATTAAAAACTAACAAAATAAGCCTAATTTTACTTTGTTAGGCTATTAATTAAGGCATCTGTTAACCTTTGTTGCTGAATATGGCAACATTAATGCAGCTTTTAGGCCTTGAAAAACGTGCTAAACTACCTGATTTAAAGGTCAGCGGAGGTATGTTTCAATCGTCAATTATACCGAATTGGTTTAATTTTGGCGAAAATTCAAGCGGAAAGACTGTCAATCAAACTACTTCATTAAACTTATCAGCATTTTATGGCAGTGTTAGAAACATCTCAGAGGATATTTCTAAGCTGCCTTTTTTTGTTTATAAGGTTGATGAAAATGGAAATAAAACTAAAGTCGCAAATGTTGCGTCATACTTAATCAATAAGTATCCAAGTGATGTATCAACACCATTCACATTCAGACAGACTCTAATTGAATATGCTCTAATTGATGGCAATGGTTATGCTTATATTGATAGAGATGCCAACGCTAAGCCAATTGCATTGTATGTATTGGATTCAAGGTATGTGACACCTCAGATATACAACGGTAAACTATACTACATAATTCAAGATGTGAATACGGGAGTTCGTGGCACGTTCACTCAGGATGACATATTCCATATTAAAGGAATGGGTGATGGCTACATAGGCAAGTCAGTAGTAGGTTATGCAGCGGAAAGTATAGGGAAGTCATTAGCTACTCAATCTTATGCAAGTGGATTTTTTGGAAATGGTGCGACTATGACAGGAACGATTGAAGTACCGGGCAATGTACCTGATGAAAATGCAGCAAAATCAATCAAAGAAAAGTTTATAAGTTCAATTAAAGGAACAGGAACAGCGGCAGGCGTTGGATTATTGGCCAATGGTGCAAAGTTCACCAAGATTTCAGTAACACCAAATGAAGCGCAATTCATCGAGTCGCAGGAATTTAATGTGGCAGATATTGCACGCTGGTTCAGGATGCCGCTTTCAAAACTTCAAGCAGGGGCAACAGGTTCAAGTAACTTAGAGCAGTTAAATATCGAGTATGTTACAGATTGTTTAATGCCTTGGATAATTCGCTTTGAACAAGAAATTGAGCGCAAATTATTTAAAACAAATGAAATGGAAGCATTAGACGCAAAGTTTAGCGCTAATATGTTGATGCGTGGCGATAGTGCTGCAATGAGTCAATTTGTGACAAGAATGTACATGATAGGGGCTTATAACGCAAATGATGCTTTACGATTCATGGGTGAAAATACCATAGGTGAAGCAGGCAACCATTATATGATACCTGTCAACATGATTCCAAGTACAGAAGCAGCGGCATTTTGGGCAGGTAAAAGTTTGAACGATTCTAAGGCAACAGATAAACAACCAATAGGAGATAATTAAATGGAATTAGAAAGAAGAATATTAAGCCATAAGGTAGAGATTAGGTCAGAAGGCGAAGGCGAAGAAATGGAAGAAATGCCAATGACAATCTCAGGTTATGCGGCTATGTTCAATCAACCTGCTGACATGGGTTGGTATGAGGAAGTAATTAATGAAAGAGCCTTTGAAGGTTGCGATATGACAGACGTAGCAGCATTATTCAATCATGATATGAATATGTTGTTAAGTCGCACGAATGGGAATGCTGAAACAGGACTAAATCTAACTATTGATGAAGTTGGATTGAAGTATGAATTTAAAGCATTGAATGAATGTGCTGAAAAGGTAGCTGAGGATATTAAGTTAGGTTACGTTTCTAAAAGTTCATTCGGATTTTATGTCGAAAATGCAGTGTGGGAGGAATTAGTTGATGCAGATGGCAGAACATACGATAGAAGAACTATTATGAAGATAAGCAAACTACAAGACGTTTCACCTGTTACTTTTCCTGCTTATGGAAGTACAAGTGTAGAGGCAAGAAACTTTGACAACGAAAGACCAAAAAAACAAATAGAAACAACTCAAGATTACATTTTAAAATTAAAATTAAATAGAAATGAAAACAAGTAAGCAACTGCGTGAGGAACGCGCTGCCGTTCGTACAAAGATAGACGAATTGGCGAAAGTTGAATCATTAACTGATTCACAAAAGGCTGAACTTCGCAGCCTTATTGATAGCGAAGCAAAATTTAATGAAGAAGTTGAATTGGCTTTGGATTTAGAAAAGAGAGCTGCAAGTGTAGCAGGCGGAAAAGTTGATGCTCCTGAAAAGAGAAGCAAAGACAGATTTTCAATCTCAAAACTTTTAAGCGAAGGCGATAAAGTTTCAGGTTATGAAAAGGAAATGATTGAAGAATCAAGAAACGAAGCAAGAGCCGCAGGAATTAATCCAACAGGAATCTACTTGAGTAATTCAGTAATGAACTCAATCATGCCTGAAAAGAGAACCATGACAGCGGCAACTGATGCTGATGGTGGATTCTTAATTCCAACTGAGAAAATTGATTGGTTTGACGCTTTATTTGCTTATTCAGTGTTGGACAAATTAGGTATTCAAAAGTTAACAGGCTTATCTGCTAACACTGATATACCGGGATTCAGTTCAGCTGTTGTAAGTGGATGGGCTAATGGTGAAACAGGAACTCAAAGTCCTGATGACCCAACAGTTGTAAATCGTGCTTTACGTCCTAAGTTATTATATGGTGCAACTAACATTTCTAAGCGTTTGGCAATTCAAACCAACAGAAGTGTTGACCAAATGATTATGATGGATATTATGGCTTCGATGGCGCAAACTTTACAAGCTGCTGTTATCAATGGTTCAGGTTCGTCAGGTCAACCAACAGGTATCTTAAATACTTCGGGAATTCAATCGGTTGCTATGGGTACTAATGGCGCAGCTTTATCTTTTGCAAAAGCATTAGAATTATGGTCTGCAATTGCACAAGCAAATTCGAACATGGATAACTTCAAGTGGTTAACTAATCCTTTGGTTCATGGTAAGGCGTTGCAGACTTCAACTGATACAGGTTCAGGTGCAATGATTGTTACTTATAACAACAACTTTGGAGGTTCACCAAATGCAATTGCTAACTATCCATTATACTCTACTTCAAGTGTGCCAAGTACTTTGACTAAAGGTTCAAGTGGTGCAGTTTGTTCAGCTTTAATTGGTGGAGATTTCTCTCAGGTTGTAGTTGGTCAATTCGGTGGAGTTGAATTAATTGTAGATAACATTTCACAAGCAAGAAGCGGGTTCACAGCATTAACTATTAATCAATTCGTTGATGTAGTTATTAAGCAACCTGCTGCATTAGGTGCAATAGTTGATATTACAACTGCGTAATATTATTGTGTGTTAATAATTGGTTATTGGGGAGGGTTTCGGCTCTCCCCTTAATTATAAAAAATATGAAAAAAGTTAAAATATTAAAGTCGGTTTGTGGTGCTTATAGCATGGCTTATTTTGGTGGCGAAGAAATTGAAGTAAGTGAAGCATTGGCGGAGGATATGGTTCAGAATGGATATGCTGAATTTGTATCGGTTGAAGTTGAAACAAAAGAATTAAAAAGTCAGCCTGAAAAAGCGGTTAAAAAAAGTAAATAATGGCTCAATACAAACTTGTAACAGGACCTTCAAGCGAGCCGATAACATTGGCAGAAGCTAAGTTGTATCTAAGAGTTGATGATTCATCTGAGGATGCACTAATAACTTCTATTATAACAGCTGCAAGGCGCAAGTTTGAGAATGATACTTACCATTATTTACTTCCTCAAACATGGGAATTATACTTAAATCAAAATGAAATTAATGCAGAACCAATCAGCCTTAACAAGTCGGATATAACTGCAATTAGTAATGTAAAGTATTACGACCAATCTAACACACAACAGACATTAAGCACGAATGATTATCAGACAGCAATTCAAGGTAGACCTTATTCAATTCAATTAACAACAGTGCCACAAGTTTACAATCGACTTGAAGCAATGGTTATAAGATTTACATTGGGTTATACCAATGCAGCGGCAGTACCTGAGGATATTAAGTTAGCAATGAAACTACTTATAGGTATGTGGTACGAAAATAGACAGACAGTTGTTGTAGGAACTATTACAAGTGATATGCCAATGACTTATAAGTTTATCATGGAAAATTACAGGAATAGAGTATACGGATTTTAATAAATAATAAAATGAATTTATCAACAGCAAACAGAGTTGTGGCAGTAACTCCAAGTGATACTAATTACTTAACTGCTATTGGATGGACAGCATTCAATCCACAAGTACAACAGACAGCAACCGCTGCAAGTTTAGCGGCTAATACATTAACATTAGCAGGTAGTGGATTAGCTAATGGCGACATCATTGTATTTGATTCATTAGGAACAATTACAGGTACAGGATTAGCTATCAATACTGAGTTATTTGTTGTAGGTGTTTCAGGAAACGACTTTCAAGTATCACTAACTTATGCAGGTAGTGCAATAGACTTAACAGGTGCAACTACTACCTTGCCAAGTTGGAGGGAAACAAAACAATTTAATTCAGCAATTCGCAAGACAGGCTTTATTAGTGTGACAACTTCGGGAACTTACAGAGTATTGCCAGCGGCTCACTTTGATACCAATACAACAACAGTTGCACCAATGGGAGCGCAGGATGTCTATATTGCAGCAGGTGTACCTTATCCTGTTGAGGTTAAGAAGGTATTTAGCACAGGGTCAGCAAGTGCAAGCGGAATTGTATTATTAACAGATTTATAATAAATAAAAAAATAAGAATATGGCAGCATTAAATGGAACAGCCTTAGTATTAAAAGTAGGGGGAACAAATGTAGCAAAAGGTAAATCAAATACCTTTAATATTAGTCGTGCAACTATTGACGTATCCAATAAGGATAGCGCAGGTTGGAAAGAATCAATCTATGGTCAAGGTTCAGGTAGCTTTGACTTCGAAGGAGTTTTTGAAGAGTCAGGAACTTGGGGATGGGATGAAGCCTATGCTGCAATGGTAGCTAAGACGGTATTAACTGTTAGAATGGCAACAACAACAGTAGGTGATAAGTATTATGAAGCAAGTTGTTTAATTACTTCTGGCAGCTTATCAGCACCTATGGAAGATGCTGTTACATGGTCAGCAACATTTGAAATCACAGGCGCACCTTCAACCGGTTCAGTATCATAATCAATGCAAGTAGGTCGACTAAATCAGCGCATCATTATTCAAAATTATTCTGAAACTCAGAATAGTTTTGGCGAAGTGGTGCGCTCTTATTCTACCTTATACACAAGGTGGGCGCAAGTCAAGCCAACAGGCGGGAGTGAATCAATACAAGCTGATGAAAAGGTAGCGTCAAGAATTGCAGAATTTACCATCAGAATGCAAGGCACTACAATTGATGAAAAGATGCGTATCGTATGGAATGATTATACTTGGGAAATAGTTTCAATCGATGAGATTGGAATTAACTTAAAAGAGGGTTATAGAATTACAGCGGTAAGCAAAGATTCGCAATGATAAACTTTAAAGTAAAAGGTATTGATGCCTTAGTTGATAAGCTTGGGAGATTAGGGAATAGCTTAGATTCAAAAGATATTGACCAAGCAGTAAAGTTAGCAGCCGACCCAATAGTGCAAGCATTAAAGAGTGCCTATGAACCTCACAGAACTAAGACAGGTAAAAAGTCAATGGATGTTCACATAGGAGATTCTGTTCAGGCATTTCAAAGGAAAAGAAAAGGTACAGGAATGTACTTTGCTTACTACATCGGACCACGTTGGGGAGCGGGTGGAAACTTAGCTTACATTCTTGAATATGGAACTGTTGAAAGATACCGAGCAAATGTCAAGAAGGGCGGATTCACAACTAAAGGCGGGCGAACTTATGGCGCAACTTATGCAACAGGACAAGTTAGACCTTTGGGAATAATTCGTAATACTTATGATATGATGCGTGATCCTACTAATGCAAGATTAAAGAATAATGTATTAGCAGCATTGACAGCGATAGCGAAAAGAAATAAACTAAAATTAGAAGCAGCGTAATGGCAGAACCAATAGAGATAGTATTTTATTTACTTAACGAAAGCGGATATTTTGGAAGTAGAATATATCCAACTCAAGCACCTCAAGGTGTTTCTGTTACTACTCCATTCGTAGTATTGAATACTATATCTACAACTCCAACGAATACCAAAAAAGAGGCAAGCACATTAGACAGAGTAAGAGTTCAAGTAAGTATATTCCAAAACTCATATTCAAACATAAGCACACAAGCGAGTAGAGTAAGACTGATTTTAGAAAATATAATTAATGAGGATGTATTACTTGATGGAACAATCGTACAATGTAGTACATTTGAAGGGCAAGTTGATGGCATAGATTCAGGGGCGGGATTAGATGGAGTTTATTACATTCATCAAGACTATTATTTTTGGATAACACGATAAAAAACAAATAACACACATGAAAACAATTCAATTTACAGACAAGAAGTCAATCGAAGTAAAGTTTAGTTTTAAAGTAATGCAGAAGCTATACTTAGTTTCAGGAATTACAGAATTCCAAGAGTTAGCAAAGTGGGCCAATAGTCCTAATAATTGGGGCAAATTAGTTCAGGCTGTATCAGTAAAAGACATCAAAGAAAGTGAAGCGGTTGCAATGATTGATGAATGTAATTCAGTTAAGCCAATAGTTGATATTATCAATGAAATGGCTGAACATATTACAGGATTTTATACGATTGAAAGTAAAGGGGAAAACATCCCAAACGGCTAATAAGTATTGAGTGTATTGCTTATGGCAGGCTCAATATGAATGAAGTTGAATTTTGGGAAAGTGAACCTATATTTTTTGCAAAGAAATTAAAGGGATTTAATGACCTTGAATTTGAGCGCGAAAAAAGAGAATGGGAACAAACAAGGTGGCTTGGTACTATGGTGGTAAGTCCTTATTCAAAGAAAGGATTAAGCCCTAAAGATGTATTAAGTTTTCCATGGGATAAGAAGCCACCAAAAACTAAGGCTGAATGGATAAAAGAGAATGAAGCAATTTGGGCAATGTGTAATAAGTTAGCAGAAGCATAGAATGGCAGATAAGAATATAAATATTGGAGTAGGTGCAGACGTTTCAGGATTAAAGACTGGAATGAATGATGCTGCAAAATTAGTGCAGGATGCAGGAGCTAAAATGCAGACCGCTGCTAAGGATGCAACGCAAAAGACTGAACAATCATTTTCCAACTTACGTCAAGCTTATCGTGCAACTGCAAGAGATGCTTATGAGATTGCATTAAGTCAAGGAACTAATTCAGCAGCATTTAGGGAAGCGATAACAACTGCTGGTCAATACAAAGATGAATTAGACCAAGTTAACAATTCAATTAGTGTACTTTCAAGCGATACACCTATTTTAACAGGTGCATTAGGATTAGGTCAAGGTTTAGCAGGGGCATTCAGCGCAGCTCAGGGCGCAATGGCTTTATTTGGTTCGGAAAGTGAAGATGTGCAAAAGGCTCTTTTAAAAGTTCAGGGTGCAATGGCATTGACTCAAGGTTTACAAGCTGTTGGTCAATTAGGGGATGCGTTTAGTTCATTTGCTGATGTGTTAGATGTTAAGGTTTTACCTGCATTGAGGTCAATAGGTTTATTAATTGCTGCAAATCCAATAGCAGTTGTAGGAGCTGCGGTTGTAGGGTTAAGTGTTGCTTATGCTGCATTAGCTGATAACACAGATAGGGCAGCAGTAGCACAGCGCAGTTATGTTGCTGTAAACTTTAATGCAAGTGCTTCAATTTTAGAACAGACTGAAAAAATTAATCAACAAAATAAAGAGTTATTAATTCAAGCCAACGCAAAGCAAAAGGGAATTGAAGTTGATGCTGAGCGGGCAAATGTAGCAGCAAAAGAAAATAAGGAGTTAGAGGATAAACTTAAACTACTTAATGAAAATGTAAAGTATCAAGATTCAAGTACTCAAAGTGGTTTATTAAATAATATCAATATTAAAAACCAAGTATTAGAACTTCAAAACCAAATCAATGCTAACAAAGATTTAATTGATGCTTACAAAGAAAAGATAAGACTTGAAGGGATTATAAACCAAAAAGACCCAAAAGGAAAAGGTGGTGCGGTTGCACCAAAAAGTAATTTTGGAGATTTAAAAAATGTAATCAAATTTAATCCAGTAGTTGAGTTTGACCCTACTGTTATAGATGATATATCGGATTTAATCTTAGATTCATCAGAGCAATTAGCTGAAAGTTTAGATGGAATGTACACTCCATTGGACCAAAACTTGACTAATATGGAACTAAAACTTTCAGAATTTAAAGATAAAGTTGGTGAGATATTAATTGAGGGTTTGGGCAATGCCTTTGCTGAATTTGGAAGAATTGCGGGGGCAAACTTAGCAGGCGCAAATGAGAGTGTAGGAGCGGCAGCAGAAGCTATGATAGGCTCATTGGCTGCAACTATTGGTTCAGGTATGATTGCATTGGGTGTACCTATGTTATTCGCAGTAGCAACGGCAGGCGAAGGTGCTGCATTAATTGCGGGCGGTGTTGCATTAAATGTGTTAGCAGGTGCATTAGGTGAGTCATCAAAAGGTGGAGGTGGAACGAGGTCGCAACCTTCAAGAGATAATAGCTATTCACCTAACAATTCATTTGCTGGATTTACACCTGCGGGCGGGGGTGATAGTTCACTTACTACAAGATTGATAGGAACTGATTTGTTGTTAAGTGTTGAAAAGTCTAATAAAAGAATGGAGCGTGTAAGATAATGGCAGCAAGTGTAGCACTTAAATCATACGATATACTTTCAAACGAATACGGCAACACTTATTCGATTGAGATTCTTGATATGCAAGGCGTTTATGGCAGTAGTTTTCGTTTCAATATTGCCAGAGGTTTACAACTTAGTTACGAGTCACAATCAGACGAACGATTTACACCAATAAAAGGAAGTAGTTTAACAATTCCTATCTTAGTACAAAATGCAAGTCAGGAAGGAATTATCTTAACTCAAATGCTTAATTCTGTTACTTATGGTGAGGATAGATGGGTAGTTAAGGTTACAAAGAATAGCGATTTATGGTGGGTTGGGGTGGTTGTTTTCGACTTATGGCAGCGACAAGATGCGAGTTACCCTTATTCATTTAACTTAGTTGCAACTGATGGATTAGCACGATTAAAAAACCTTGAGTTTACTGATATGCTTACTAATAACATGGAGTCAATAGGCTCAATTATTAGGAAGATACTTTTAAAAACTCCATTGTATGACGTGCTAACTTCAGGCGATGCTTTTTACTCGAATTCGGTTAATTGGTACGATTCTAATATGCCCGCTGTTTCAAATGTAACAGACCCATTATATCAAACTTTTATTCGTAGGTGGGCTTTAGTCGATTTGGATTTAGAAGATACTAACCAAAATAAAGCTATAAGCTATTATGATGCTTTAGAAACTTTACTTTTGCAGTTTAATTGTAGAATACTTTTAAGCGATGGAATTTTCAGAATTGTGACCATAAATCAATATGAAAAATCCAACATATTATATGAGCGTATTTATGATGATGCAGGTACTTTTTTAAGCACAAGTTCACCAAGTTGGACTCAAGATATAGACCAAGCTACTGACTATGTAATAAGTGGCGCAAATCAATGGCAATATTATCCTGCAATTAGAAGGATTTACAGACGTTATAAATTAGGGCAATCAGAAAATTTAATTAACCCAGCTCTTTCAATTCTGTTTCCAAACTCACAGACTTTTGTTGATACTTTAGGAGGTACTTTATTAAGATTTCAAGCCTACTATACAGCCGTGCCAATAGGCTCAACTACTATAAACACATTAGGCGGTCAGACTTTGACAATTTCTTTTAAGTTAAAGTGCGGTATTTATTATCTAAGTAAAGCGGCTAATAGTACGGTTACCACATGGAGTACAACGTCAACAGATAGGTATATTGTTAATGTGGTGGTGGCGGCTTCATCAACTATTTGCGAGGTTGGATTTACAACACCCGCATTACCAACAGGAACGCATACAAGTTGTGAAATTCAATTAGTATCAGTTACAAGTTCAACAGG